CAAGCGGCCACCCTTTGACTACCATTGTCAATTCCTTTTATTCGCTGGTTGCTTTGACTGCGTGTTATTGCACTTTGACCGGCGATGTAAGGGATATGTGGTGTCGTGTTGCACTTGTTGTGTACGGTGATGACAACTTGGCATCCGCGGATGATAGCGTCATAGACGTTTTTAATCAGTGCACCGTGGCTGCTGAGATGGAGCGTTTGTTTTCGCTCAAGTATACTAGTGCTGACAAGGGTGCAGAGCTGGTACCGTACAAGGCTTTGGACAAGTGCGCATTCTTGCAGCGCGGGTTCGTGAGGGAAGAAAATGGCATACGCGGTGGTTGGTCCGCGCCATTGAGGTTTCAGAGTTTCTTGTTTCCGAGTTATTGGTACAAGGATGCAAGGACCATGCATGAGACCACAACAACCAACCTGCAAGGTACGCTAGGCGAGCTGTCCTTGCATAGACCTGATGTTTGGAACGAGTGGTTTCCGCGCGTTAAGGCTGCGTTAGCGCGCTTGGACGCGGTACCTCTGTATGAGGACCGTGTGGCTTGGCGCACGGAAACTTATGCTCGTGAGAACTTCTGGTTTTGAGCGTATATACGCCGTGTTTGTGGGAAATAACTGGAGGCACCACCACAACATGCGGGTCAGGATAGCTCCGCCCGTTCTTTTTAGATTACTACTCAGGCCGCGCCAGAGAAGTGCTTCCCTAGGTGGCTTATGGGAATAAACCATTTAGTATATTTTCCCGCTACAGCAGAACAAACTAAATCTAACGTTCCCTCCGACGCTGAGTCTATGAGGGACGACTTTTCAAATAGGTTGATACGTGGTCTTACAGTTGAGGGCGAGGAGAAGCTTGGGCTAGCAACCTGGACCGATGAAGCTGTGGTTAGTACCACGATTAATAAAGGGAAGCAATCGGGTGTTTCAATGATCCCGATGGAGTATTATCAGGACATCAAGGATTATTTCGAGCGACCCAGGATGTTTAGTTCATTTGATCTTCCCACTAATCGCAATTCCAACGTGCGCACACTTGTGACCGACCCAGCAGCGTTCTGGCCGGCTTCTGCCTATGCCAGGTTAAATGGGTGCTTTGGATATAGGTGTGACATTAAGTTCACGATGACCGTAGCTGCCACGCCTTTTCAACAAGGTGTAGCAGTGGCTTCGTGGCAGTACGCCACTCAAGAAACTGATGGTGTTTCTGTTGCCAGATATCGTTTCCCCCCCTTGGTCACTAACTTGCCACATGTTCGCTTGGATGTATCTGAGTCTACTATGGCAGAATTGTATGTACCGTATAATAGTCCTTGGGATTGGTTTCAGTATGCCAATAACACTGATCGGGGAGGTGACCAAGCCACGTTTCCATATGGAATGTTTGTGGTTCAGTCTTTGTTACCTTATGTTAGCTTGGCTGGGGTGACCGCTCCCAATATTAAGTTGTATGTCTCCTTACATAACTTGACTTTATATGGCGCTGTACCAGTGGTTGGATCCACCGTTATTCCTCAGTCTGGTGATGAGGTGGTTGTTAATGAGCCCCCACCTAGACCCCCATCTCCACCCCGTAATCCCATTGTGTTTGATTTGGGAGTGGAAACTCAGGCTGGGGATGTTAATTTGGATGATGAGGCTGGAGTTGCACGACCTAAGCAAAAGCAAGATCGTAGACTTTCTAAGACTTTGCGTTTTGCCGGTCACGCTGCACCTTTTGTGGGAGCTGGCGTTGCTATCGCTGCCGAGAATCCGGCTATAATACCCCAGGCTGTGGCAGCAGGTTACATGCTAAATTCTGCTGCTGATTTGGCTGAAGAGTATGGCTATAGCAAACCAGTTGACGAGCGACCGATTGATAGGATTTTCCGTAGTGATTATGCACATGACGATCATATTGACCAGCTTGCTACTGATTTTGTGGTTTCTCCTTTCCAGTCAAATCGTCTTGTGTACGATCAGACAGTATCTGACACACCGGTGGACGAGATGGCTTTGTCTTATGTGCTTGGTAGATTTTGCCAGACTTTTCAGGGTAGTTTTTCTACTTCTGATGGACCTGGTACTTATCTATACGCCACAAACATTTGTCCAACGTCATTTTGGTTTAAGACCAACGCTGGTAGACCTGGTGGGAATACCGCTTTGCCAGCTTCCGGTACACTTACCACAAATGCTATATGCCCCACAGCCTTATGTTATATTTCTCAGATGTTTCGGTATTGGCGCGGTTCTATAAAGTTCCGCTTTACTTTTGCCAAGACGAAATTTCACGCTGGTAGGTTGTTAGTGTCTTATGTGCCTGCCACATTCGACGTTGCTAACTCAAACTCGGTGATTTCTAACCCCGTCCCAGCTATTGAGAGCATTACTGGGCTGATACAGCCTGCTCAACATACTGCCATTTTTGACTTGAAAGATAGCAATACTTTTGAGTTCGAAGTGCCTTATGTAAGTGCCAGACCCTGGTTGAGCACGTATGGCACGTCTGGGGGTATCACTATGGTTGTTTTGGATCGTCTTATCACAACCGGTGCAGCAGCCTCCGCTATGGATTATTTGGTTGAGGTGGCCGCAGGATCTGATTATTCTTTAGCTGCCTTTGTTGGTTCTGGATTGTCTCCAGCCAGTGGTGGTCAGCCTCAGAACATTGTTGTCCAGCAGTCTGGTGATGAAGAGTTTTGCTTTTCTGATCATATTGAGACACAATCTGGAGGTGAATTGCGGCGTGGTTCTGACACTTTGTTGGATGTTTGTGATCATACTATGGGCGAGAAGTTCTCATCTTTAAAGCAATTGATCATGGTTCCAACTAAGGCGCGCACTAGGGTGACACAAGGCACCAATGTTGCGTATTCTTTACCACTGTGGTATTATGCGCCTTTGTGGGTGTATGCTACGCCCATGCCTACTACATCCAGTGCTTTGTATAGTCAGTCTACACAGAATTGCATTGCACGGATGTATAGTTATGTGTCAGGTGGTTCTAGTTACCATGTGTATGCGGATGTACCTACTGCACAGCTTTACCTGACTTTTGATGGTGTGGATCAGGCAAATATAGTGGCACCCTTTTGTGACCCTAGGCGCAGAACTTCCAACTGCAAACCCATCATCACTACCACCAGTCAGACCAGTGCTATACATGCCAAGGTGCCTTCGTATCAGAAGACCACCAAGGTGCCTGCTTATACAGGATTTACTAGCACTGGGAATTTGACACTTTTGGGTACGCAAACCACAGCTGGTGGTTTGTTTACCTCTACTGTCCCAACCTTGGGTGTCAGCGCTTTGGAGTCTACCTTTCCAATAAATATTACTGTTAGTTATGCAGCCGCCGACGACGCCCATTGTTCCTGTTACATAGGTCCGCCTCCAGTTATGACTTTTCAGTCCACTCAGAGTGTTCCCGTGGATCAGGAATCGCTTTTCTTCGCCCCTTGAGCGAATAATAACCCGTTTGGGACAGGCAAGCAGGCCTGGTGAAAGGACGATTCATGTCCGATTAGCGAACGGCACTGTCGCAGAGACTCGTAACCCCGTGATTGGTGGAGAACCAAGCCACACTAGCGGGGTAACGGGTCCGGCCATAATGGCTCGGGTTAGACTGCGCTAACCATTTGTCTCAGGAC